TATCCGGCTTTTCCTGTTATACCGAATGACTTAGCCATAGCGCCGTATGTACCCATATACTTCTTCGCCATAGTCTCCGACAGGCCGAATGCTTTTGCTGCATCTTTTGCAAATGCATCCACCCTGCCGGACATGGCGCCGAAGGTGACGTCAACAACGTTCTGCACCTCCGTCAAATTGCTTCCCAGGTCAATACATGATTTTCCAAATGCCACAATAGCCGCAATGCTCAGTACCGATGCCAGAATAGCTCCTACCCGTTTCCAGGCGTTTGCTATTCTGGCTGTCTGCCGCTCTATTCGATTTGTTACCTGTGCCGTCTTAGCCTGTACCTTTTCCATCTGCTCCTGGTATGGCTTCGTGTACGCCTCAATGATGACCTTAAGCTTTTCAAGGGTAATTCCACTACCGTCCGTTATCCTCACCGCCTTTCTGTTCCATATTTTAAATTAGGCCACGCTGCCTGCGCATCTCGTTGAACCTTGCGGCATATTCTCGTCTGGATATCTTTGCCTGTTCCAATGCTTCGGCTCTCTGTCGCTCCTCATAAGCTTCCTGTTCTTCGGCGAACAAATCCGGGTATATATCCCATACATTTGGAAGATTAATCTCATTCTTGTTGTCAAAAAGCTTCTGCATGTGTAGCCCTATAAGGTCAGATAATTGGAAGCGGGAGGTAATCTGTTCCTTAACCCGCCTCTGCTCCATCCTCGCATATGAGCCCATAACGTCGCGGATTTCACCCAAGGAATATCCCCAGAATTCATCCGGCCTTATGCCACAATCCAAAGCAAGAGGGTATAACTCATAAACGAGGTCGGATATAGTTACATCTCGTCCTTGAGGTCCTCCCTCTTGTCCATCACACTCTCCCTCTGGTTCTCCGTAAAAAAACCGCTCACCAACATAATCTCCATGATAACATCAACCATGAGGTCCATCTGTGTTCCGCCCTCATCTGCATATTGGTCATACAAGGCCTGTACATCCTTATATTTAACGCCGTGTTTCCAGGGCGTCATGGCTGCCTGAATCACTGTTAGCATGATTCCCAACTGTGGCAATCCACCACTCTGCATAATCAACGTCACCAGATTACATCGGAATTTTTCTTCCAATTTACAAATCTGCTGAGTGGTAAGCTTAAGTTTGTAATCTTCTCCACCAACAGTCCAATATGCAAAAGCTTTTCTTCTTTTCTTAAGTTCCTCAACTGTTTCAACCTTTTTCTCGGCCTCGTTCTCTTCGTCCATTCCAAACTGTCCCATATTCCATTATCCTCCTTATTATTCAGGGTCCGTCACGGTCAAATCGCTCTGTAATGATATAGCAAGGTTAAATTCAATCACACCATTTACTCCGCCGCCAGTTCTTTTTACGGATACCTGTCCGTCAAATTCTGTTTTAGTGCCATCAATCAGCGTTTCCTGGAATGACAATACCTCTCCCGCATCCTGTGCCGCCCTCATGATGCGATATGGGCAATCGGCTTTGGAATTATCATACTTAAATTTGTATGTAATATCACCGGCATCACCAATACCATTCTCGTATTGCTTATTTTTGTCAGTCAGACAAGTATTCTCTACCTTTTCTGGTTCAATACCCATTTCCGGGATTTCTTTAAGCCCTGGAAGGTCTGTAAATGTAGAGCCTCCTGACTTCTTATATCCCAATTTCGCGCCATTAGCTAACATCCAATTCTCCTTTCTTATATGTCGTGATAGACCTGCTTGGTTTCCACGTCAATCACCATCTCATACCGCAGTTGTTTATGTTTTAGACCACTTGGGTCATCCACATCCTGGCACTGGGTTCGCAGAAGGCCAAGCTTTGAGATTGCTGCATCCACAGCTACCGCTGCTGCCGACGTACTCTTACGGTGCCAGATATCAATGCGATATCTGACATAGGCTTTCTGCTCCTTCATGTCCGTGTACTCAACAACCTTATTATCTTCCTCCATATACTGGATGGATAGGTCCTGCTCCCAGTCCCTGGGGTAACTGTCTGTTATATTATCTGTGACTGTACATAAGGCTGCATATACTTCATCTTTGACATTAATCATTATATACACACCTTTCTTATTTCCCTTGCCAGATAGTTTGAGATATTACGGGTCACACGCTCCTCGTTACTTTTTAAGGCAGGATACATAAATGGCTGCGCAGGCTGCCCTGTACATTGGTAAAACCGTCCATTCGGCGTATCAAGGTAAAACCAGTGATACTCTTCCGCCACTTCTTTATCTATCTGGCTTTCATGTATCCACCATGGGGACATTGTATAAGACGGGTTAACTACGGGGGATATCCCTGCGTGGTTAGCTGCGCCTTTAGGTCCTGTTCCCATCTCAACATACATGGCGTAGGCTTTATTGGTGTAGACTGTCCCCACCACCATATCATCCCTATGCTCCACCATGGACTTGATGCTGTTCCGTAATTGGCCCTGGTTTTTTGGACTCAATGTTTTTGCCTCTGCCTGCACAAGTTTAGCTGACGCACCAACGGCCTTCACTATGTTATTCCCAACCGTCCGTTCTGCCAGTTCACCGTATTTCTTCATTAATTTGTCAAGCCCTTCTATCCCATTAGGCATTATATTTTTTCCACCTCCAGAACCAGAAAACGATATGGATATATAGCAATCACCTTG